CATCCTGACCAACCGCCCCGAGTCCGACCGCGAGAAGACCGTGGCCGACCTCGCCGCCACTGGCCTCGAGTATCAGGAACTGATTATGAATGACGGCTCCGAAGAGGCTCCGGCCTTCAAGGCCCGCGTCATCAAGGAACGCCTGGACAAGGGCGAGCGCGTCGACCTGTTTATCGACAACCGGGCCGACAGCCGCGAGGCCGTGGCCGCCCTGGGCGTCGAAGTCATGGCCCCCGAGGATGTGCCTGAAGTCGTCGAAGAGTCCGAAGAAGAAGTCGAAGACGAGGTCGAAGAGGCCGTCGTCCCCTCGGCCAAGGTTGCCAATTTCCGCAGGACTAGCATGACCATCGAAGAGCAACTCGTCCAGGCCGCCGCCTCGCTTGCGGGCCTTACCGCTGAACGCGACGACCTCCGCACCACCGTCGAGAAGATGACCGTCGGCGCCTCCGCCGAACTGGAGTCCCTCAAGGTCGAGGCCGCCGCGTCGTCCTCCAAGGTCGCCGAACTGACCGCCGCCCTCGAAGCCTCCGCGAAGGAAGCCTCCGAGCTGAAGGCCAAGGTCGCCGAACTCGAAGGCTCGAAGGCCACCGCCTCGAAGGAAGCCGCGAAGATCGTCGCCTCCTTCGGCACCGAGCCCGTCGAACTTCCGAAGGGCGACTCCCCGGTCAAGATGAGCAACGCCGACATCAAGGCCGCTTATCTCGCTCTCCCTCCTGGTCAGGCCCGCATCGCGTTCTTCAACGCGCACAAGGCCGCTCTCATTTCCCTCTAACCCTCACTCCCTAACACACTACTATGGCTACCGTCCTACCTACCGCTCCGGCTATCCTGTCTGACTACATCGTCCAGACCGTCGCCGGCAAGCTGCCCATCCTCAACAACATCTCCGTCAACCTCTCGGCCTCTGTCGGCCGCGCGGGCAAAACCGTTTTCGTCCCGATCATGGGTTCGGGCACGGCCTCGGAATTCAACAAGGCCACCAACACCCTCGCGGATGTTGACGGCGCCACGATGACCAACTCCTCGGTCACCCTCAAGCACTTCAAGTACGTCGACGAGTTCAGCCCCCTGGACATCCAGGAGTTCGGCATGCAGTACCTCATCAACGCTTACGCGAAGACCGCCGCTCAGGCCATCGTCGACAAGTGCTGGGAAGAAATCGGCGCCGTCTTTACGACCGCCAACTTCGCCACTGAAGAAATCGTTACCGTCAATGACTTCGGCTATGACGACGTGGTGAACGCTCAGTTCCTCCTCGACACCGCCAAGGCTGGCCAGCCCCGCTCCTTCCTCGTCGGCAACGGCTACCTGAAGGCCCTCCGCAACTCGGCCTCCCTCGTCAGCTCCCTCAACCCGAGCGCCAACACCGTTGTCACCACCGGCAACGTCGGTCAGGTCGCCGGCATGGACATCTACCAGTGGAACCAGATCCCGAACGTCGAGAATCTCGCGGGCGTGGCCATGGGCCCGGATTCCCTGCTCGTCGCGACTGGGGTGCCGATGGCTGAAATCGCCGGCTTCAACGCCAGCGTCGCCACGGCTGAGTCGGGTCTCTCCGTCCAGGTTCTCGTCGGTCAGGCTGAAACGGGCAACATCCGTTGCATCGCTCAGATCCTCATCGGCGCGAACAAGGGCCGCGGCACCTCGGCCGTCCGCTACGTCACCGCTGCCTAAGCGGCCTGACATCGAAAACGGGGGCTCCGCAAGGGGCCCCTTTTTTGTGCCTGTTTGCCAATGGCCGCAGGGTTATGAGTTTATACTCTGAGTTCCTGCCCGACGCGAAGGAGATGGTCGCCGATTTTGCCGTGGCCGGTTCGGCCAACTCGGGAGCGATTACATTCGCTTGCCTTATCTCCGACCCCGCCGTGCAGACCGTGCTCGAAGCAGGGGGGTATATGGAGCGAACCCAGTATACCGTCCGCCTCCCCGCCGCAACGGCCTCCTGGAGCCTTCCAGATGGGTCTACGGGGGCTTCCACGGCCATCATCGTCGGCGGCGTGCCCATCGCTTCCCTCGCCCAGGGCAAGAAGATCGTGGCCGGCGGGAAGAACGTCCGCATCACGACCCAGACCTATAAGCCCGGGTCGGCCTGGGTGACGCTCGTCGTCATCGACGACAACCAGTAATGCCGGCCAAGGTCTCCATCGAGCCGAAGTCCCTCGCTCAGTTCGTGGAGGCCTGTCGCCAGTTCGCAGCTGGGATGAAGATCACCATGCGCGACGCCGTGCTCGAGCAGGGCATGCTTGCCTGTCAGGACGCGGCCAAGTTCACCCCTCCCCTTCCCCGCGGCGGGGGCAATGGACTAAGCCCTAGCGCGAAGAAGGCGGGCATGAAGGCAGTCGCCGGCGACATCTCCAAGATCTTCGTGGCCGCAAACGACTCTTCGGAAAGGGGCGTTGCTGGAAACATCGTCAACCAAATGGCCTTTGCCGTGAAGACGGGCGACTTCGGCATGTTCACCCGCCTGACTGACGGCGGCAAACTCTCTGGCATGCTCGGCCAGCGCAGCATCCTCTCGAAGATCGCGGCCGACTCCGACAAGCAGCGGGCCTTTGCCAAGGCCAAGAACTTCTTGAACAGGGCGAACCCAGTTAAGAGCGAATACGGCACTCCGGGTTTTGTGCGTGACCTTAGGCCCATTCATAACCAGGTCAAAAGCCGCTTCGGCGGACGCATAAAGAAAGGGCAACGTGCCATCTCTTCCAAGTTACTCGTGCAGGATAAGAACGAGCTTAAGGAATATATTGAGGCCCGGCAGAAGATGGTCGGCGCCGTCAAGTCCGGCTGGGCAAAAGGTATGGCAAGTCTTCCCCGACCTAAGGACATGAACGGCCAGCAGGGCGAACCCGGCGCCGAGCTTCGGAAGGCCTCATGGATTACCTCGCATTCTGGTGTGGCCGGCCGTAGTGTGACCGCCTTCACCGACAAGATCGCAGAAATCGCCGTGACCAACACTCTAGGCAACATCAACGGCATCGCCGACGAGGCAGGAGTCCTCGGCTTAGTCTACGGCAACCGCGTCAAGCAGATGCCCGCCATGATGCGTCACCGCATGAAGAAACCCGTCGACAAATTTAACCGCAAATAACATGGCCTTCACCAAATCCATCCGCCACATCGTCGAGGGCACGCTCGCGACCTATCTCACCGCCCAGGCTGGTCTCGCCGGCGTGGCCATCCTCACGGGTGACAGCGCCGCGACCCAGACCCTTCCCAAGGCCGTCGTGCTCTGCGACTCCGCCCGGGCTCCTGGCGACCTCCCCGAAGGCCTCGGCAACTTCGATTGCTCCGTCCGCATCACCCTTTTCTCGAACGCAGACGACACTACGCTGGCCGTCCACCGTGCCCGCTGCGCCGCCCTGTCCGACTGCATGCGGAGCGTGGGCCTGATCCAAGACGCCTTCGCGGTGACCGGCGACGCCCTCTGTTACGACGTCACCTATCGCTCCGAAGACGAGGGCATCGACGAGCGTTCCTGGGCGACTTCCTTCGCCTTCGACATCCTCACTTGCCTGAACCCCGAGTAGGTTGCCAATTAAAGCAGGAGTAAGATGAGCGAAGTAAACAAAGGCGTAGTCTGCCTCTACGGAATCGGCGCCGGCCAGGTTGCCTCCCTTTTTGTGCAGAGCTACTCGGTCAGCTCTGGATTCAACAACACCGGCACGGTCGTCAATGAGTCCGGCCTGACCGTGACGGCCCGTTACGACGACCGCCGCTCCGAGATCACCGTCGAGGGCGTGGCGAAACTCACGTCCGTCCCGCAGCTCGGCGCCACCCTTTCCTTCACCGCGAAGACCGCCTCGGCTTACCCTGGCGGCTCCGCTTCGGTTTCCTTCTCGGGCGTCATCACCAAGGTCGACGACCGCGGCAGCTCGCAGGGTTTCGTTTCGGTCAGCGTCACTGCTGAATCGTACGAAGAGATCACCTATTAATTGACACCCCCGAAAGGGGCGTAGGCTGGATGGAGTGGATCGTCGCTTCCTGAATGCCCACATCGACCCGGCGCCTTTCAAGCTGCTGGGTCGTTCGCTTTACCCGTGGTGCCTCAAGTACCGCGTGCGCTTGCATGCCTTCGACTCTCCCCTGGTCACGGGTGAACGTGGGGTGACTCCTGCGGACTTGCTCTTCGCCTGCCAGGTGTGCTCCGAGGAGCCGCTCGGGAACGTCAGCATCATCGACAAGGCACGGCTCGTCTACCTCTCAAGCAATCCCTATAAGTTTGAGGCTATGCTCAAGGCCTTCGCCGGCTACATCTTGGTAGACGACTGGCCGAAGTTCTGGGAGCAGGATCAGAAGAAGAGCGGAGGGAACAAGGGCCTCCCCTGGCCGATGAGCATCGTCGCGAACCTAGTGGCGAACGGCATCGACGAGAAGCGTGCCTGGGAGATGCCTGAATGCCAAGCCGTCTGGCTGAACGCGGCCTTCGCCATGCGCAAGGGCGTCGACGTGGCGATCATGTCGCCGGAAGAGGAGGCCTACATCGAAGAGCAGCTGAAGGCCGGCGAAGGGGAAGCCCCCGTTGCCAATCCCGCAGGGTAAAGAGACCATGGCTCAAGACCTGACAGTCAACATCAAGACGACCTCCGA